TCAGGCTTTGATTTGCTGGCAGATCTCGTGAACCTGCAGGTGTAACCCACACATGATGGCGTTGAACTCATCACTAGGTAGGTCATCGTCAAAGTGCATGCGTGAAAGAGCTGATAGGTTGTGTTCTAGTTTAGAAAGAGAGTCGCCAATGGTTTCTAGCTTGTCTTCTGCATTTGTAGGCTTGTTTCCAGCTTTAAGTATTGGAGTCATGTTAGTTCTCCCCTAGTAAAACTGGGCTTTTGAATACAACACACTTGACTGTTTTACCTGTTAATACGCTGCGTATAGGTAAGTTAGTGTCCATGTATTGAGGGTAGGGTTTCGAGCTAACTTTCAATTGTTGGATTAAGATTTTACGCTCTGGTAGCCCGTGGATAACTTCATAGACCTGAGTTAGATTCAACGCTATTAACTCAGCCTTATAGCCATGGTTTAACTTGTCTAAGCCGTAATGATATATAGCTTCCCAAAACTGTTTGAGCATTTGGTTTTGTCGTTCATGTACTGGTATGACTGCATGGATAGAGAGCGTTTCTTTGTAGAGTCGGTTGCCAAACCAAATTACTTCTACCCTGTCATTGTGGCCTTCAGCATTTGGGATGAATCGATTAACCGTGAGTTCTGGACTACCCGATTTGAGCTGCACCTTTGAGCCTACAGAAATACCTTGCTGGTCTATTAACTGCTGGTTTTGTAGAAGGACAGCCATCGCATTGAATGCATTAATAAAAGCGATTTTGATTTGAGCTGCTTTCTCTCCAGTAAAACCCATGACCAAAAACATCCAACCGTCTTTCGTCATTTCATACATAGGACGAGGTTTACCTTGTTCATCTATGTAGTTAGCCAGCGCAAAATTGCGCTCGCTAAAATCATTTGGACAATCTAAAGATGAAATTCGCTTTAACACATCACGATGATTTTTCCCAAAAGCTTCTGCAACTTTTAGGCTATCGGTTTTGATTTCATGATTTTGAATAAAAACAGCTTGGCTTAAGTCGAGTGCATTCATTTTGCACCGCCTTTCACCCAACGGATGATGCGTGATTTAAAACTTGTTTTTTGGGCAAAGTCTGATGAGGCTAATCTTTGAATACAAATTATATCGAGACGAGTTGGAACCTGAAAATTTTCTTTCATGACGAAAATTCCTAATTATTCTTTAGATTTTCATCACACTACGACGCCAATCATAGGGTGATGAGTTGCACGGAGTTGGCGTACCGATGATCTAATCAATCCGGCGCAACCGAAGTTGCCACCGTACAACCCACCATAACAAATCTTACGCCAAGAATTAGGCATAAGAAGTACAGGCGTAAAAAAACCGCTTACGCGGGTTCACGCGATTAGATCAAAAACGAGACGCCAATCTCGACCACCAATGTGGGTGGTAAAATTAGAGTAGCTTAGATACTATGGCTAAGTCAATCAATAGCGGTATATGGTTTATTGATGCTAATATAAAAATAGCTAATTCTTCTTTCCCAATATTTAGGTTAATAGATGCTATCAGGTGTTCAAATTGAGAATTATAAATCTATCAAGAAAAAGGTTGAATTTGGTCTAGGTCAATTTAATGTTTTGATAGGTGAAAATGGCGCAGGGAAAAGTAATTTTCTTGAAGTTTTAGCTACTTGTTCAGCAATTCTAGCAAATAAATTTAGTAATGAATTTATGTTATCTAGAGGAATTCGTGTAGTCGAATCTGAAGATATTTTTTCTTATTTTAATAATATTCCATCTAAAAAGATACATATTACAACAGCTTATGAAAATGGATATGGTTGTGTTTTCAATTTGAGCTTCAATAAAAATGAACCTTTTTCGCCTATTGAATCTGAAATTCTATTGATGCACAGAAACTTAAATATTGAAGAAGATCTAGCATTAGTTGACATCAAAGACTTCGATGAAGACTTTATGAAAGAAAAATTTGATAAATTAGCTATAGAGACATTTGGCTCTCATAAAGAGTTTTATCAAAAATTAAGTACATTAAAAAAAATATTTGAAACTGGTGTTAAAAAGGATGAAATTTCAAATGAAGATTTAAAAAAATTAACAAATATAATTACGTACATGGATACTGTAGGGTCAATCCAACGTCAAGTAGTGAATCAATATTATTCTAAAGATCATTCTTCTAATGAGTATAATTTCATTATTTACTCTCCAGAACTTTCTTCATTGCGTAATTTTAATAGTGAATCACAAATTGAACCTTTAGGTGTCAATGGAGAAGGTTTACTTAAGCTCCTTCAAGTAATGCAGACTCATGAACCAGAAAATTTTGAAAAAGTTTGTAAGACACTTGAAATATTTCAATGGGTTGAAAAAATAACAATTGAGAAAAACTCTCATAGTTCAGATCAAAGAATTAAAATCATTGATCGATTTATGGGCAAAGAAATTGACCATCGTAGTGCTAATGAAGGTTTTTTATTTGTACTATTTTATGCAACATTATTTAGTTCAAAATACACTCCAAAAAGTTTTGCTGTAGATAATATTGATGCTTCATTAAACCCCAAACTATGCCGTGTCTTAATTAAAGAGTTAATTAAATTAGCGAAAGAAAATGGTAAACAAGCATTTGTTACTACCCATAATCCTGCAATTTTAGATGGTTTAGATTTACATGATAATAAACAACGATTATTTGTCGTTGAACGAGATGATGAGGGATCAACCAACCTTAGACGTGTTGGTGTAAATGACTTACCTAAACCTAAGCGTAATGGTGAAACTATTAAATTATCAGAAGCATTTATGCGTGGTCATTTGGGCGGTTTACCTACTAATTTCTAAGAGATGTATAACGAAATGAAATTTGGACTTATTTGTGAAGGGGTCACAGACTTTCATGTCTTAAAACATATCATCCAAGCATATTTCGCGGATGCAGAGTTCAGAGCAATTCAACCTAATTTAGATGAAACTCATAAGAAAACAGAAAATGGTACGTTTGGTGGCTGGGAGTTAGTTGCTGAATATTTAAAATCAGATCATTTCGAAGATACAATCGTAAGTACTGATTATGTTGTTGTTCAAATTGATACTGATGTTTGTGAACATCCAAATTTTGGAGTCTCACCAATTAACCTTGCCGATTCAGACCATCAAGCCTTTTATGAGAATATTAGACTTAAAATGATTGAATGGATGGATAATTTTGAGCCAGATACTTATGATTATTATAAAGACAAAATTATTTTTGCTATCTCAGTACATAGTTTAGAGTGCTGGTTATTAGCGTATCATGGGAAAAAAAATTGTAAAATTACAGGATGCGCTACTGAATTATCTGCTGTTATGCGAAGACAAAGTAAATCTTTGAATACTGTTACTAAAAAAGTTCAGGAATACATTGAACATAGTAAAGATTTAAAAAAACAAAAAAATCATCCACCTGTAATCGCTAAATCAGATAGCTTTAAGATATTTGTAGACCAGTTGGCGGCAATTTCTGTTTAATAAAAAAGAGAGCAAGTTGCTCTCTTTTTTATTGAAAATAAGTAATAAATTATATATTTAATTAGTAAGTGGATTCACTTCTCCAAAAGATTTGAATCCTATTATTTTATCCCCTGCCCACTCATTGATAGTATTTTCAATACGGATCTGTTCAGGAACAATTTCATTAAACCAATACGTTTCTCTTGCATCTTTAATTGATCCAAACCCTCCAGCATTTGAAGGTATGATTCCGAGTAGCTGCGGTGGAGTTCTGAAGGCAGCAAGAACGTCATCACGGGTAATAGATTTTATATGGTTAAAATCATCTTTAGCAGCTAGTTCACTAATAGGAATTAGCTGTAGTCCATCTTTCTTTCCACCTGGTGCATGAAGGAACAAATTTCTGAAGTTACCTGGACCACGTGAGTCTTTCATAGCCTGCTTAATCCCTTCTACATCTTCATCATCAATTTGAGAATCTGTCATGTACAGAATGAAACCAGCATGAGATCCATTGTTGTAATACTTACGACGGAATAACGTTGCAGATTCATTAAGCCAAGCTGATTGTAATGCTGACATGTATTCAGGTACGCCATAGATCTCTTGGTTTATGTCAGAGGTTTTTACACAGCACACACTTTCTGGATTGAATTCATGCTCCTCGTATCCTTCTGTCAACATTAGGTATTGATTAGGATCTTTCATTCGACGCATGTATTTACCCATTAACCCTTTGAACTGTAAGGGTTGATTGAGTCTGTTATCAATGCGCTGAAGATAACCATTACCAAAAACTAAATTGTCCAATACCATGCGTTCGAAACTTGCTGAACTCAATAATCGATTTGGCTTAAAAGCTGAAACTAATTGATTCTTTTTATAGATGATCGCTGTAGAAAGATATGGTGTTGCACCAAATGACTTAGCCAACCCATTGAAGCTAATAGGTGGTTCATAGAATTTACCATTTAACCAAGTCTCATAATATTGAGAAATATCATGTTTATTAAGAACTGGCTCAGGATCTCCGAAAGTGAAAGCTTGGACTTTGCTGTCAGACATTTAGTAAATCTCCATTGTGGATTTTTTAGAACTTCCATCGTTATCAAGTGACAATGGCTCATTAAAGAATGCGTGGAATATGGCAAATGCTAGATCGGCGTGACCAATGTTTTCAGCGCGTGAAGCTTCAAAAGTCATTTGTTTCTGGGAAGCTGTGAGGGTCTTTTTAATTGCCATTAAAGATTGAGCAACTTCAGTTGCACCAGCATCAAACTCAAAACGGCCTTTGTTAAGTACATCCATACCTTTCATGACCAGTTGGGTTTTTACATCAATCGAATATGTGAAGGTCGTAAGGTTTGGGAAAAACTCTTGTACTAACTGAGCAATACCAGTCCCCATGCCTGATTTGTCCATCCCGATGTAAGCCACTCGGTATTTTTGGCAAATCTTTTTTATAAAGGCAGCTTGGCTAGCGAAATCCATCCCTTTAAATTGATGGTGTTCAAGTAAGCGGAACTTGTTATAACCAGGTTCAGGTGGAGCAACAACAACAAGGCCTGCACTGTCCCCGGACTCTGCTGGATCATAACCAACCCAAACAGGTTTATTTCCAAAGGGTCTTGTTGCTAGTGGCTTAAAGTCTTTTGTCCACAACTCCCATGAATCCACCATACATGGCTGGATGATGCTAAGTGGAAATACACTCTGGCCATCATCAACAAACTCACACATATAAAGATTGGCAAATTCATCTGCACTGTTTTCTGCAATCAACTCGTCAATATCAAACAGGTTACAGCCTTGTCTTTCTGCATCATAAATATTGACGATATGTCGCCACATTTGGTCATTGCAGAGTGCGCCATTTCTTAACGCATCATGGCTGGTATCAATCTCAACTTGCTTGTCTTTAGAACGACCTTTGTTAAACGCTTCACCAGTCCAGAATTTATAAGCTTCGTGTGATTTGCTTGAGGGGGTCGAAAAGTAAGTTTTTTTATATTGTTTTTGGGCTGCCATAGCTGATGCCACTTTTTTAAGTGTGGCAAAACCATGTACCCAGAAGAACTCATCAAAATACAAATCGCCATGATAACTTTGGGCAGTCTTAGCATTTGTACTTAAGAAAATGAGCTGAACTGTTTCATTGGTTGGTAGAGTAATTGTGATTGGATCACCTTGCAGATCCACACCAATTGACTGAAGAACAAAATCCTTAATGTAAGTTTTAAAGCCATGGGCCTGAGCTTTAGAAGCAGACAGAAAAATCTGATTTCGGCCAGTTGTCACCGCCTTAATCAATGCTTCACGTGCAAAGTAGAATGTAGCGCCAATCTGACGTGATTTTAATAAAGCCCGATTTCGTTGTTCTCTAGCTCGGTACCAGACTTTTTGGTACTCAAACAAACCTTCATCGAAATCTTCTAGAAGCTTTTCTATCTGTTCTTCGGTTAGAACATTCTTTGCAGTAGCTTTACGTGGTCCAGCATTTCTATTTTTTAAATTTGTGTTCAGATCAGTTTCATTACCGCCATTGTTATATTTATTGATTTTGGCCATGCGCTCCAGCTGACGCATAAGCAAATCAATTTCTTTAAAATCACCCGGTGTTTTTTTCTCTAAGATGATGAGCTTTACAAGTTGGGCCTCTAAAGCCTGAGCAACTCTACCTTCAGGGGCTTGCTCATCCCATTCATCTCGTGCCTTCCACGCATGAACATTTTTGTCTTTTTCTTTTAAGTATTCTGCAATCGAACTAATTCGCCACCCCATCCAGTACAAGAACTTTGCTAAGAGGCGGTTATCAAAAGTCAGAGGTGTATTTTCAGGTGTTGTATTCATTGGCTAATTAAGCCAACTTCAATATTTTGATTCACTGTACAGACCTTGTGAAAACTGTTTTCACAAGGGAGCTTCGTTGATTCTTTTAGGTTTAATTCCGATTCTGCTTACTACGTAAATTATGAATTATTTAAATATTAAGCAGGATTCAAACCTCATGAGTAAGAAATCCAAGTTTTATCGAGTTGCTGTTGCTGGAGCAACTACGGATGGCCGAGTAATTGAACCCGAATGGATTCAACAAATGGCGAAGAACTATAGTCAAAATACTTATACAGCATTAGCAAATATTGAACATCTCCGTGGCTTTACACCTGATTCACCATTTGGTAGTTACGCAAAAGTTATTGGGCTAAAAGCACAAGAAGATGAAATTGCCGGACAGAAAAAGTGGGCTTTATATGCTCAATTAGAGGCGTTTGACAATCTCATTGAATTGCATGGCAAAAAGCAGAAGCTTTTCAACTCAATTGAGGTCAACCCAAGCTTTGCTGATACAAACGAAGCGTATTTAGTTGGCCTCGCATTTACTGATACCCCTGCCTCATTGGGTACTCAAATTATGGAGTTTGCATCTAAAAATCCAGATGTAAATCCATTTACTTCCAAAAAGCAGCATAAAGATAATCTCTTTACTGCAGCTGAAGAAATTGCATTGGAATTTGAAGAAGATTCTCCCGTTTCTAATCTCTTTTCATCTGTTATGAACTGGCTTAAACCACAGCAAGATGAAAAAGACAATCAGAATAAAGGCCATTTCAACGAAGTTGCAAAGTCTATTGAAGCAATTGCCCAAACCTTTGGTGACACCCTTAAAGAATTGAATGAATTAAAAAAAGACCATTCAAAACTTCAAAATGATTTTAACGATCTGAAATCAAAATTAGGGAAAGAACCAAATCCCCAAACACCACCTGCCCCAGAAAGCACTGGCAACTTCTCAGAAAAAGTAGAGTATTAAAAATATGGAAAACCTAACACGAGAGAAATTTACGGCAACGTTAGAGAAAATTGCAAAAGTTAACGGTGTCGCAGATCCATCTAAAAAATTTAATGTCACACCCTCAATAGCTCAAAAAATGGTTGATGCTATTCAACTATCTTCGGAATTTTTAAAACGGATTAATATTCAACCTGTTAAAGATTTAGAAGGCGAAGCAATTGGGTTAAACCAAGGTTCTACAATTGCAGGTCGAACCAATACTAAAGGTGGTACACCTCGTAAACCAGTAGATCCAACTGGTCTTGAATCCAATACATATAAATGTGCAAAAACTGATTTTGATGTGGCTTTGCGTTATGAAAAAATGGATGCATGGGCACGTTTTCCAGATTTTTATGCTAAATGGAAAGCTTTTGTTGAACGTGCAATCGCTTTAGACATGATTATGATCGGGTGGCATGGAACAACTGTTGCCGTTGATACAGATCGTAATGCAAATCCTTTATTACAGGATCTTAACATTGGCTGGTTAGAAAAAATTCGTACTAAAGCCCCTTCTCATCATATGAAAGAGGTTGTAGCTGGATCTGGAAAAGTTGTAGTTGGCCCTACTGGTGACTATAAGAATTTAGATGCTGTGGTAACAGATGTGGTAAATAATTTGATTAGTGAAATTCATCAAGATGACACTGATTTAGTTGTGATTTGTGGTCGTCAGTTGCTGAATGATAAGAACTTCCCACTGGTCAATAATTCAAAAGACAATCAAGACACCTTAGCTGGCCAAATTCTATTAAGTCAAAAACAGATTGGTAGTCTACCCGCTGTTCGTGTTCCTTTCTTTCCCGAAAATGCGTTTCTTGTAACGTCTTTCGATAACTTGTCAATTTACTTCCAAGAAACAGGGAAACGTCGAAAAGTTATCGATAATGCATCTTTGGATCAAGTTGAAGAATATCAATCTTCAAACGATGCATATGTGATTGAAACTTACGACAAAGTTGCTTTTGTCGAAAACATCGTAATTCAGGAATAAGGTGATTTATGTTGAGTCCAGCTCGACGACATCGCTTACAGTCCTTAGCAGCTATAGCTGCTGCTAAGACTGAAAATGAATTTGGTGATGTCCGTGAAGATGCCAGCGTGTATTTACTACAATTGGCCGAATTAAAAAATGACCAAAATTTGCTACGTGGCATTAAGTCTGAAATTGAACGTGCAGAACATAAAGCCAAATTAATCCCTAAATACATGCCTTATGTGGAAGGAGTACTTTCCGTTGAAGAACGTACTCCACACATGCGGGATGATATTGTCACGACAATTATGCTTTGGTGCTTTGATGCAAGCATGTTTGAAGAAGGTCTTCGGATTGCAGAATTTGCGCTGAAGTATGGCCTTGATATGCCAGATACCTTCAACCGTGATACAGCCTCTATTGTTGCTGAAGAAATTGGAAATGCTGCCAAAGCTGCTCATACTGCTGGAGAGGTTTTTGATTTATCCATTTTGGAAAAGGCAAACAATATTACTGCCACTTTCAGTATGCATGACCAGATTCGGGCAAAACTCTATGTAGCCATTGGTCGAAGTTTTCTCCAAAAAGAACTTTATCAACCAGCTGTTGAGTTTCTTAAACTGGCCATTAAGCACAATGAAAATTGTGGTGGTAAACAAGAACTTCAGAAGGCTGAACGTTTACTGAAAAAACAATTAGAAGAAAACCCACCTCAGCCCTTATTCAATACTGATGGTTCACCTGTTGTTGATGATTTTGGCAATCAGGTATTTGAGGGAGTTTCTTCTTAACGAGTGCCCAGCACCCACCGAGGGGCAGATCTGACCGGATACAAATATTCTTTTATTCTGTTTTTGGTTCAGATCTCCACCCCTCAACTAACCGAGAATAAAAATGTCTGGATTAATTGCAAACGGTACTTTTTCAACTCAGGACGTTGTAATCAATAGCGATCCGTTCTTTCCGTCGGTATCCAGCAATCATGTCCGTGCAGTTTTGCGTTTAGATTCAAGTGTCACTAATCAACGTCTTATTCCAGCTATAGAAGCTGCCGTAATCCATGTTAATGAACAACTGGAAAGTTTACTGAGTAAAGCCCCAACATTAGTGGAAATTACAACTAAACAGGTCAATGGAAAATCTGTTGCTGCTGTTTTGTATTTCCGTGCAGTTGCTGCAGCTGCTGGAGCAGAACTTTGTGAACGTTACAGGTCTTATGACACTACAAACAATGGCAGCCAAAAAGCTGAAGAACTAACACCTACAATTGATGACTATAAGCGTGATTTACGTTTCGCCATCCGCGATTTAAAAAAAGTTCGTCGCCTCAATGTGGAGTTGGTTTAGATGAAAGAAATTTATGCAATCCAACACGACACAGTTGACGCAATTTGCTGGCGCGAATATGGCCGGAGCACTGGTGTAGTTGAGCGAGTACTAGAAGCTAATCCACATCTTTCTAAATTTGGTCCATTTATTCCAATGGGTACCAAAGTTCAATTACCAGTCATCCCTACTCCACAAAATAAAGTTCAAAGCATTCAGCTTTGGGATTGAGAGAATTTATGCCTGAACCAACCACCACAACCACCTCTGTAAGTGTCATTGGTCTTAGTGCAATGTCTATTTTGCCTTTTATCAATGGTAATGCCTTACTAGGGGCTGTATTAGGTGCAGCATTTATCGCAAGTTATGAAAAAGATTTATCGGCTGTCAAAAGGCTCGTCAATCTCATTCTTTCAACCGGTATCGGCTATATCTGTACCCCTTTCATTACCGAAAATACCTTCATTACAGCTGATGCATTGGCTGCTTTGATTGCTTCTACCTTCTGTTTATTCATTCTGATTAAAGCCGTGGATTGGATTAAACAAGCCAAACTTTCTGACATCATCAAAATTATTCGAGGTGGGAAAACATGATCGAATATGTATTCCAAATCATTGCTGTGTTTGCCTATCTGTTTTGTGGCATTCGTATTGTTTGCTTCAATCACAACGGCAACTTCAGCCGGAAATACGCATGGTTAGCAACGGTACTGATTGCATCATTTTTAGGTCAGTCTGTTCACATTATTTTCTTTAAGGACCCTGTAACATTATGGGATGCCATTTTCGCCATCATTCTAGCCGTGCTTATTTATCGTAGTCAGGGAAATGTGGCCAAGCTCATCTGGAGTAAATCATGATTTTAAAATTTGGTTCAAAGGGTGATGCCGTTGCAACACTACAAAAGCAATTGGCCAATATGGGTTACAAAGGTGTTAGAGGTAAAGTCCTGTCAATTGACGGCCATTTTGGAGAAAGTACTGAGTTTGCAGTGATTCAACTCCAGCGTAAATTTGGTTTGGTTGCTGATGGAAAAGTGGGTGATAAAACACGCCAAGCTTTAGCTGGTGATTCAGTAAGTAAATTTTTAAAAGATGAAGACTATAAAAAAGCTGCAATACGTTTAAAAGTTCCTGAATTATTTATTCGAGTTTTCGGAGCTGTTGAAGGCCGTGGTGTAGGTTTTCTACCAAACGGGAAAGCTAAAATTTTATTTGAACGACATCGAATGTATTTTTACTTATGCCAGGTATTAGGAAAAACATTTGCTAATGATCAGGTAAAAATAACTCCAAATTTAGTGAATACATTAACTGGAGGTTACAAAGGTGATGCAGCTGAATATACCCGGTTAAGTATGGCCATAAATATTCATAAAGAATCTGCTCTGATGTCAACGAGTTGGGGCCAATTCCAAATTATGGGCGAAAATTGGAAGGATCTCGGCTATTCATCTGTTCAAGAGTTTGTTGATCAACAGCAGATTAGCGAGGGTCACCAGCTCGAAGCATTTCTCCGTTTTATTGAGTGGAAACCTGGCTTATTAGAAGCCCTACAAAAACAAGATTGGAATACCGTCTTTACACTCTATAACGGCAAAAACTATAAAAAACTTGGCTATCAAGCAAAATTCCAAAAAGAATGGGATCACCTTGAACCTATTTATGGGGGAAAAACTGCAGCATGAAAAAACCCCATGCTTTACGTGAATATTTGCTAAATGCGATTCCGGATCTCCCCCAAGATCCGGATCGCCTACTCATCTTTGCCAATGATGGTAAACTAATGAGTACTGCAGCAAATGGATATAGCTTTGAAATGGCCTATACGCTAGATATGATCATTACTGATTATGCTGGTGATGTAGATGTATTTGGTGTTGTCCTTTTCACCTGGATTATGGACAACCAATCTGAACTCATGGCCAATTTAAATAAGGTTAAAGAAGCCATTACTTTTGAAGCCGAACTCATTGATAACAGCAGATATGACCTGCACTTTAAAATCCCTTTAACTGAACGTGTCATTGTGAAAAAGAATGCTGAAGGGAAATTTGAGATCTCCTATCCGACTGAACCACAATATACTGAATTTGGTCCACCTACAGATTTTGAATTAATAGATAAGGATGGATATACCCTTGCTACATGGCGTACAGCTGATATGCAAGGACGTTCGTTGGATATGCCCTTTCCAGGTAAAAGTCCATGAATAATATTCAAGATCTTGCTCTTTATCTGCAACCTCTATTGGACCGATTGTCTCTAGGTGAAAGGGCAAAGCTGGCTAAAAATATTGGACGAGATCTTCGTACAAGCCAACGCCAGCGTATTACAGCTCAGCAAAACTCTGATGGTTCAGCATATACCGCTAGACGAGAACGCTTACGTGATCAAAAAGGTAAAATAAAAAGAAAAATGTTTTCCCGGATTAAATCCAATACTCATCTAAAAGTACTAAGTAATAGTGAATCAATTGCCGTAGGTTTTATTGGTCGTGTTAGTCGAATTGCTAAGGTACACCAATACGGTTTAAGAGATAGAGCAACCAGATCTGCTCCCGATACAGTTTACCCAAAACGTGAATTGTTAGGATTTACAGATAAAGAGATTAATCTAGTTGAGTCATCATTCATTAAGCATATCAATATTAAATAGCTCAACTTGTGAAAACCATTTTCACAAGTTCTCATTGCTGAAAACAAGAAAACTCTAACGCAAAGTGTTGGCATGAATGCTGACATTAATCGTCGTCTTGAAAATCTGATTCGGTTCGGAACAATCAAGACCGTAAATCCGTCAAAACCAATTCCCCTTGTCACTGTTGATCTTGACGATATTGTCACGCCCGAAATTCGCTTTTTTAATGCACGTTCCGGAAATGACTCTACGTGGGATCCACCCTCTTTAAACGAAGAAGTTATGGTGATTTCACCTTGTGGTGAGATCGGCCCAACTAGCGTGGTTTTTTATGGTCTTTATAACAATGAGCATCCCGCTCCTTCAAATGATTTAAATCAGAAAATCCGTATATTTGCTGACGGTTGCGTCATTGCTTATGACATTTCCGCCCATGAATTATCAGCAATTTTACCTTCAGGTGGCAAAGCAATTATTACTGCTGATGGCGGTATAACCGTAAACGGGGACACAACCATTAATGGAAACCTTCAGATTAATGGAAGTACTGCCATGACTGGAAATAATATCGTCGGTGGTAGCCAGTTGGTAAAAGGAAGTAGTCATTCAACGGGTGCTTTTAGTACTGAAGCTGATGTCAAAGCTGGCTCAATTAGTTTGAAAGGACATAAACACCCTGGTGATAGCGGTGGGACTACTGGAGGACCAACTCCATGATGTCTCGTGAAAATGGCCGCGAGCTTGAAACTGAATTAGATCATATCCGTCAATCTGTCCAGGACATTCTAACCACCCCCATTGGCACAAGAATCATGCGTCGAGAATATGGTTCTTTGATCTATCAACTGATCGACTCACCTTTTGATGAAATCGCCACTCTGCAGTTATATGCAGCGACTGCAACCGCTCTTTTACGTTGGGAAGACAGGATCACTCTAAATTCCGTTTCATTGGTAACTAATAAAGAAGGTTCATATTTTTTAGATATGGATTGTAGTCTGGTCGATAGCAATAAGCAGGCCTCTTTAAGTATTCCCCTTTCAATTGGATCCGCCTTATGAGTGTTGATTTTAATTCTTTACCAAAACCAAATTTTGTAGATGTGCTTGACTATGAAGCCATCTTAAATGAACGTAAAGAATATTTCATTTCTCTTCATCCTAATGATGAGCAAGATCTAGTTCGTAAAACACTGAACCGTGAAAGTGAACCCGTCACAAAGCTTTTACAAGAAAATGCTTACCGGGAAATAATCTTACGGAATCAAATCAATGAAAAAGCACTGGCTACTCAACTGGCATTTGCAAAAGGAAATGACCTTGATGTTTGGGGGGCAAATTTTGATGTAAAACGGTTGATGATTACAGCAGCTGATGATTCAGTCACACCACCAGTTCTAGCTGTATATGAAGCCGATGAAGAATTTAGATATCGTATTCAAAAGAAATTAGATGCATTAAGTACTGCTGGCCCAGAATCAGCTTATGAATTTCACACCCTTTCAGCGGATAGCCGTGTTTCAGATGTGAAGTGTAGCTCACCTTCTCCAGCTCATGCACTTTTGACAATTCTTCAACGTGACACTGCAAATAATGCTTCAACAGAAGAACTAAACACAATTGTTCTCAATTATGTATCTGGAGAGAAAAAGCGTCCTACAGGTGATCGAGTTCAAGTCCAATCAGCTGAAATCATTTACTATCAAATTGAAGCTGTATTAGTCACAAAGAATGTTCCAGAAACTGAACCTGTTTTATCTGCAGCTAGGGCAAACGCATTAGCTTATGCAAAAGAGCCAAAGCGAATTGGTAAAGGTGTCTTTTTTTCAGACCTCTATTCTATTTTGAAAGTCTCTGGTGTTGAACGTGTAGAGCTTATTAGTCCGGCAACTGAAATGCATTTAACTAAATTTCAAGCAGCTTCATGTACAGCTATTAAACTTAGCGTGAGGAATGAATAATGAACTTACTTCCTCCAAACACGACTGCTTTTGAAAAGAAAATTGTTGAAACCACAGCTAAAACAACAGAACTAAACACTAACTTATCAAGCTTAATTCGAGTTGAAGAAGCTCCTTCAGATTTCTTATCTATTTTAGCTTGGCAATTTTCTGTGGATCGTTGGCAAGATGATTGGCCAGACGAGATTAAACGTGCTCAAATCAAAAATTCAATCAAAGTCCATACTTATAAAGGTACTAACTTTGCTCTTCGATCAATTGTAGAAAGTTTTGGCTATTCATTAACTATTCATGAATGGTGGCAAGAAACACCAATGAATGCACCAGGTACATTCCAAATCACAATTGAAACGAATGGCCGTGCACTAACTGAAAAGACGTCAAAAACCTTAGTTGAACTACTTCACGATGCGAAACCCTTAACACGAGAACTAAAAGGAATCGAAATTAACGTAATTAGCGTGGAGGGTGAAACTAATGTTGCTTGCGGATGTTATGGCGGAGATGACGTAACTATCTATCCAAAAGTTGATGATCCTAATTCTCTAATTTATCCCGTATTTGCTTTTTATGAGCATGACACTACCAGCATTTATCCAAAATAGAGCATAAAAATATGGCAGCATTATATCACTCACTTTTTACTGAAAAAGGCTTAGCATTACTTAGAGAATCGATTCAAAACGGAACCAAATTAGGTATTACACATATGTCATTTGGTGATGGTGGCGGCATGTTACCTACACCAGATGCAACATTTACTCATATGGTTAATGAAGTATATCGAGTTGCACTAAATAGGCTTGCTCCCTCTAGAGAGAACTCAAACTGGTTGGAGGCTGATGGAGTAATACCTTCAGCAGTTGGTGGTTTTAATATTCGTGAAGTCGGCCTATGGGCAGGTAATGTCATGGTTGCCTATGCGAACTATCCACCGACTTATAAACCAAGTGGTGATCAAGGTACTGCACAAATCAAATCAATTCGTATTGTGCTACAAATTGATAACACTGCTAATTTTGAATTAAAAATTGATGCCAGCATAGTTATGGCAACAATTCAATCAGTAGAAGATGCAAAACTAGAAGTGATTGATTTCACAAATAAAACTAAAATTTCTATAGTTGAAAGTATTCATGAACTTTTAACGCAAGAAGTATGGGAAGGAAAAACAATTTATGTTAAATCCTATCATTCTGGTTACAACAAGGGAGGAGGTAATTTTATTTATAATAGTTTAAGAAAATCTGAGAATGATGGGGGAAATTTATTAAATGGGTGGGTAAGACAAGGCTCAGAAAGCTACTTTAATGTCCATAACTTTGGAGGTATTGGTGATGGTATATACCATAGCTCAGATCATGAAGCTTTTGTGAAAATATCGAATGCTGTTTTAGCTTCTAGTTTTGAAGCAATTACTATCCACATTCCTGACGGAGAATATATTGTCGGCAAACAGAGTTTCATTGCAGGTCAAGGTTTCACTTGTGAACATGTTTTGAATGTTTTTTTTCCTCAAATGACAAATAAAACAATTCTTCTTAAATCTGATGGTGCAAAATTAAAGATTAAAGATGGTTTGTACTTCGGAATTTTTGATAAAAATACAAAACAACCTTTTGAAACTAAAATGCCATTTTATCCTGGTACAGAGTCTTGGGCTGAGGATGTAAATAAAGTATCTCGTGCAGATCTTGGCTATATGATCAATTTTGAAAATATTAAAAAATTTGTTTTTTCAGGAATGATTGAGTGCGACGGAAATGCTACAAATCAAATTATTGGTGGAAAATATGGTGACACAGGCTGGCAATTGATGGCTTATGGTTTCCGTTTGGTTAATATCAAACAATTTTCATTAGAGAACATATATACCCATGATCATCTTCTTGATGGCTTATATCTTGCAGGTTATAGCTCTTTTACTCAACCCGATTCGATTTTAAAAGACTGTTTCGGATCAGTACGTAATATTATTTCTACTAAAAATAGTCGCCAAGCTTGTAGTTTTTGTGGAGGACAAAACATTTCATTTTATGACTGTACATTTAGTGATACAGCAACTTCAAATATGAAGGTACGCTCTATGCCAATGTCGGGGTTTGACATTGAAGCAGAGGTATCTCCTATTCGCAATTTAAGATTTTATAATTGTCAATTTACTAACAATGCGTCAACTCAAGTTGTAGCAGATTCAGGTAATTCTAAAGATGTACATTTTTATAGTTGTAGTTTTTTAAATAGTGCAACTGGTGTTACAGTTTGGGTAAGGAAACCTCAATTTAAATTTTTTAACTGTTATATGAATGGTTATATTGAAGGGCAATATTCAACGAATCTCAATGAAGATCGAACCTTATATCAAGGTTGTACTTTTACTGATGATCCCACTGAAAACCCTAATATAAATCCCACTAGCTATTTAATTAACGCAACAGGCGCAAATCCAAAATTTGAAAATTGTAAATTTAATATTTATAACTCAGGTTGGATATATGATTATGGATATTCAGGAACTATTGATAGATTCACTATTATAAACAGTGAGTTTAATATTTATACTGATTCAGCAATGTCAGGAATGAATGGTATTTATGAAAATATTATTATTAATGACCTAAGGAAAGATCCTACTAAAATTATTTATCCTACTTTTGATGGGGGGAGATATAACAATGTAGTTATCAAGTCACCTACAGGGACAAGTGGAATAGCTTTATATGGCAGTACAAATATTAATAATACACGTAAAGCTGTAAGTGTCCGAAGTAGTAATCCATATGATGTTCTTGAAATTACTCCATTTGACTTAAAAGGATTTCATCTTGCTGGTAACCAGGGAATAGCAAGCCTAGTTAAAGTGGGATATTCGCCAGCTCTGAATTTAATGAATATTCAATATAATACTGGCGATATTATCCACTGTACAAAGCCGAGTTCTGGAGTTGATAAATGGATTTGTGTAACTAGTGGAATTGGTACAGAGTCTATCTGGAAAAAAGTTCCATTAACTCTTCAAGACATTTAATAAAGTTTCCAGTAAAAATGGACAAAATTAAAATTACTATAGATAGAACTATTAATTAATTTTGTAAAAACCATTTTCACAGACCAAGAAACTTACACTTATCATTTAGTCATGTAAGCCTGTTTGTTGAATTAAAACCTCAATTAACAGGCTTTTTTATGGCTATAGATCAATACCACCACGGAATCCGTGTCTTCGAACTCAATGATGGGATGCGGCCAATCCGAACTATTGCAACTGCAATTCAAGGCTTAGTTGCAACTTCAGATGATGCAGACCCATTAGTATTTCCAGAAAACCAAGCAGTACTTATTACAAATACACAAGCTGCAGTAGCTAAAGCCGGTAAAAACGGTACATTGGCAAAAGCCCTTCAAAATATGGCCAATCAAGCCAACTCTATTTGTGTAGTAGTACGTGTACCCACTGCAGTTGATGAAGCAGCTCAAACTGCAAACGTTATTGGTACCGTAACTGCTGAAGGAAAATATACTGGCCTTAAAGCCCTTCTAGTTGCTAAATCAAAACTTGGCGTTCAGCCACGTATTTTAGGTGCACCTGGTTTAGATACCCAACCCGTAGCTCAAGAACTGGTCATCATTGCTAAGAAGTTACGTGCTATGGCTTATGCGTATGCATGGGACTGTAAAACTAAAGAAGAAGCTGTGGCGTATCGTGAAGCATTTGCTGCACGTGAGCTCATGGTCATTTGGCCAAACTTTGTAGCATTTAATACGATAACAGCTCAAACAGAAACCGTACCAGCAGTGGCAGTTGCTATGGGTTTACGTGCAAAAATTGATAACGAAATCGGCTGGCATAAAACACTTTCAAACGTTGCTGTGTCTGGTGTGACTGGTATCGATGCTGATGTCACTTGGGATCTACAAGATCCAGCTACAGATGCTGGCTATCTCAACAGTAATGAAGTCACCACTCTTATTCAACATGAAGGCTTTCGTTTCTGGGGATCTCGTACTTGTTCAGATGATCCTCTATTCCTATTTGAAAATTACACGCGTACAGCTCAAGTCCTTGCTGACACCATGGCTGAAGCGCACATGTGGGCAAATGATTTACCACTGCATGGTTCGTTGGTCACAGACATTCTTGAAGGTCAAAAGGCCAAGCTTCGTGAACTCACACGCAATAAATACCTTATTGGTGGTGATGCCTGGTTCGATCCTGAAGCAAATACTCCAGATACGTTAAAGGTTGGGAAGTTGGCCACTGATTACGATTACACCCCTGTCCCACCATTAGAAGATCTGACCTTCCGTCAACGTATTACGGATCGTTATCTCGCTAACTTTGCTGCATCTGTAAAAGCTTAAGGAACATAACGCATGGCTTTACCTCCAAAACTAAAAAATATGAACCTCTTTAATGAGGGGAATAGCTACTTGGGCAAAGTTAAAACTGTGACTTTACCTAAGTTAGCCCGAAAGACTGAAGACTACCGTGGCGGTGGTATGAACGGCACCGTAAAAGTTGATTTAGGTATGTCTGATGATGGCTTAGTACTTGAATCAACTTTGGGTGGTTTGGACCTATTAACACTCCGTCAGTTTGGTATGGAAAAAATTGATGGTGTTTATCTTCGTTTTGCTGGTGCATATCAACGTGACGACTCTGGTGAAGTTGATGCCGTTGAAGTGGTTGTTAAAGGTCGTCATGAAGAAATTGATGGTGGTGAGTCAACACCTGGTGAAGACACTGAACATAAAGTCGTAACCAACTGCGTTTACTACAAATTAACCGTCAACGGTGTAGTAGAAGCTGAAATCGACATTTTAGGCTTCAAAGAAATCATCAATGGCGTTGATCGCCTTGAAAAACAACGAAGTGCTATCGGCTTATAGTTTTCTTCCAGTCTGTAGTTCAGTACTGCAGACGTTTTTTATTTAATTTTTAGGATATTTCTACATGAATCAAATTGATCAAGCAATTAATCAGGAACAAATCAAAAACCCAAATGAAGAAGTAGTGACTTTAGAAGAACCTATTCGAATGGGTGAAAACCTAATTAATCAGGTGACCATTCGTAAGCCTGGTGTAAAAGCCTTATCAGGTACTTCCTTAAAAGATATTTACAACCACGATGTGGACGCGCTTTGCCGTGTACTTCCCCGCGTAACCTCTCCAGCATTAACACCACAACAAATTGTCATGATGGATCCTGTCGACTTCGCACAGCTTGGAGGACATTTAGTCACTTTTTTGTACCCCAAAGAACTGCAGAAGATTCTGAAAGAACAGACGATGTAAGTCTTGTTGACGATGTAGATGAGGCGATAGCGAATATTGCCGTCATCTTCCATTGGCCACCAAGCACCTATGATGACATGGATATTATTGAACTAACGAAATGGCATCAACTGGCACTAAAACGCAATCAACCTCCTAGATAAATAGAACCCACCTATTATGGCCAGATTAAAATTAGAAGTCCTTTTCAACGGCATTGATAAATTATCGGGACCCATCACAAACATTGTAGGTGGGTCCAAATCAATGGCAGCAATCTTAAAGAAAACCAGTGCAGAAATTAAAGAACTCAACGCACAACAAAGGAAAGTTGAGAACTACCGGTCTTTACAATCAGCTATTGGTAAAACTACTTCAGCTTTAAAAAAATATCGTGATGAATACAAATTACTAAAGGATCAAAGTAAAACAGGCAACCTTTCTGAAGAACAAGTAAAACAAATGAAATCCCTTGAACAAGCAATTCGGCGAACTAATGCTACGTTCAAACAACAAGCTACCGAGTTATCAAGTGTTACACGGGATCTAAATGTAGCTGGAATGAATCTGAACCGTCTGGCTGAAGATGAAATCAGACTTAAGCAGCGAACACATCAAGCCACAATGGAGCTGAACCAACAACAGCAAGCGTTACAACGTTTGAATCGGGCACAGCAGCAATACCACCGTTATAGTAACTTTGCACGCAATGGAGCTGCTGCAGGCATGACTGCGGGTTTTGGCGGTGTCGGTTTACTCTATTCTATGCGCCAACCCATTAATGAAAGTAAACGTGTAGACGTTGAAAGCAATCGTATTGCTGCGCTTGGCTTGGGTGAAAATGTTACACGTAAAGCAGTTAAATATGCCGAAGCAATGGACACGTTCGGGACTTCTATCCTGGATAATATGACTCTATTACGAGATGGACTCACGATCTTCTCCGACCTGCATCATGCAGAAATGGTAGCCCCTACTCTGGCAAAAATGAAGTTTTCAAATCAGGCAATGTTTGGTCATGAAAAAGGTGAAGAAAATGAACGTGCCTTTATGGATATGCTCAAGGTTATTGAACTGCGAGGTGGCCTGAAAAGTGAAAAAGCCTTTCAAGATCAAGCGAATAAAATTCAGCAGGTCATCACTGCCACTGGTGGCCGTGTTCAAGGAAGTGAATGGTTGAATGCAATTAAAACCGGTGGTATTGCTGTTAAAGGCCTTACAGATGAGGCCCTGTATTACAAAATGGAGTCTATTGTTCAGGAGTGGGGTGGAAACCGCTTTGGTACAGCTGCCATGTCTGCCTATCAAAATATTTACCAAGGTCGAACCACAAAACGTGCAGCGAATAACATGCTTAAACTTGGCTTGATTGATGACCAAAGTAAGTTAAAGCATGACAAAACTGGTCAGATTTCCTATCTAGATGTAGGGGCAATTAAAGGGGCCGAAATTTTCAAGAAAGACCAATTTGCTTGGATGGAGCAAATTCTATTACCGACATTAGCTAAAAAAGGCATCACAGAGAAAAGTGATGTATTAGATGCAATCGGTAGTATCTTCACCAACCGGACGGCATCAAGTTTATTCAGTGATATGTACCTTCAGCGTGACATTATCAATAAAAGTGCAAAAATGAATGCTGGTGCTGACAATATAGACCAGTTATACGGTAAAGCGACCAATACCACTGCCGGTAAAGAATATGAAGCTAAAGCCAAATTACATGATGCATATTTAAAATTTGGCCGAACAATTCTTCCTATCTATACAAGAGCAATTGAAATAGCCACAAATGCAACTCAGGCATTTACAGCATGGATGGATAAAAACCCAGCTGCTGCAAAAGCTTTAGGTACTGGTCTAATTATTGTAGCCACAAGTTTAGTGACGATTGGCGGTGCACTTGTTGTTTTATCTCCTCTGCTTCTTGGAATGGCCAGTTTAAGACTTGTTATGACTTCACTAGCAATGGGTGGAACTGTTTTAACATCTGTGTTTTCAAAACTTCCTGCGGTATTTAGCCTGCTTAAAATGGCATTCATGGGTGTTGGCCAAGCATTCTTATTTATTGGCCGTTTGATGTTAGCTAATCCAATTGGCTTGGCAATTACAGCTATAGCCGTTGGTGCTTATCTTATTTATAAAAACTGGGAACCTATCAAAGGTTTCTTTGAGGGTATTTGGGGTTCTGTTAAAACTGCCTTTAATGGTGGTATTACAGGTGTCTCAGCTCTAATTATTAACTGGTCCCCTATTGGACTTTTCTATGCTGCATTTGCAAAAGTCTTATCCTGGTTTGGCGTAGATCTACCATCTCAATTCACCAGTTTTGGCGCAATGATTTTAACTGGTTTAAAAAACGGTATTCTCTCTAAAGTCGGTGAAGTAAAAGCTGCTCTCTCCGGAGCAGTCTCAGATGTGATTGATAAGGCCAAAAATATCCTAGGTATTCACTCCCCCTCTCGTGTGTTTATGGGCATTGGTGACTACACCATGCAAGGTATGGCTTTGGGAATCACCCAAAACCATAACCTACCCGTTAAAGCTACACAGCAAGCTACGCAAAATGTAATTAGCACAGGTACTACGGCCAAGGTTACACCAGTGACTCCAATCCGAGCACAAGGTGGTAGCAACTTCATAAGTAACGACACAATCCAAATTACGATTAAAGCAGAACACGGCCAACCAGTACGTGAAACTGCACGTGCATTACGTGCGGAAATGCAACGGATTCAACAAGAAGAACGTGATGCTAGACGTCGTTTTCTAACAGACACGGAGTAAAACAAAATGATGATGGCTTTAGGTATGTTCGTTTTTTCATTGCGTACAGCGGCATATCAAGAACTTCAACGTGTCACCAATTGGAGACACCCAAGTAATAGCCGGGTTGGCTCTACTCCGGCTTATCAGTTCATAGGTAAAGGTGAAGATACCATTACCCTGAAGGGAGAAATCTATCACGAGCTTACCAACAATCGAGTCGTTCTAGACCAAGTCCGTCGTATGGCTGATACAGGCATGGCTTATACCCTCATCGAAGGTACAGGGAAAATATATGGGCTCGTCATCATTGAAAGTCTAGAAGACACCAAAACTTTCTTTTTTAAAGATGGGGCCGCACGAAAAACAGAATTCACTCTAACTCTAAAGATCGTAAAAGAATGGAAACCAACTTTGTTAGGAACACTTTTAGGCATGGCTGGTGGTGCAGTCAATAGGTTGATATAAATGCTTAATCAAATCACCAATACACTGAATGAGGCAGTTGATTCCTATCAAACGGAAACTAAATATCCTTTCCCAATTTATCGCCTAGAGGTAGATGGTAATGACATCTCCCCTCTGGTTATCGACCGTTTAATTTCACTTAGTATTCAAGACAATCGTGGTCTTGTTGTGGACTCGGTGGATATTGATCTTGATGATTCAGATGGACAATTAGAAATCCCTCCTGAAGGAGCAATTATTCAGGTGTGGATTGGTTGGTCAAATACGGGCTTGGTGGACAAAGGGAAATACAAAGTTGAATCGGTCACTCATCGCGGTGCACCGGACGTTTTAAGCATTTCGGCATTCAGTAACGATGTATCGGAAGGTTTAAAACAAAAGCGTGAACGTAGCTTTAGTAATAAAACAATTCAGGTGATTTTTGAAACCGTTGGTGCTGAATATGCTCTTAAAACAATTGTGCATGACACACTGGCCAGCCGAGTAATTTCATACATCGCACAAAATGAAAGTGATGCAAATCTGATTACCCGGATAGCAGACGAACATGATGCTATTGCTACGGTAAAAAATGGCCACTTAATTTTATTGCCACGTGGAGCCAGTCAAACAGCTTCCGGATTACCCCTTCCTACCGTCCAAATTTTTAGATCTGATGGTGATGGCCACAATTACACGACTGGTACCGGTACTGACCGAATTACAGGCGTTAAAGCGTTCTATTACGATGCTGGTAAATCTAAAAAGTTATATGTGGTTATTGGCGATAATGAGGAAAATTTAAAAGAGATCCGTTACGTCCACCGCGATAAAAAAACAGCTGAACTTGCTTGTCAGGCTGAATTCAACCGTTGCAAACGTTCTTCACAAAAATTGTCTTATACCTTTGCCTTTGGCCAGCCTGAACTTATCCCGGAACAAGAGTTTGTATTCACCGGTTTAAAACCACAAATCGATGACATTGTATGGCTCGGCACGAACGTTACTCACAATCTAACTGATAGCGGATTTACTACAAGTGTTGAGCTAGAGGTACAACTGCCAAATGCAGATGATGTATCAACTCTTTTTGAGCCTGATAAAGAGGGAGATAAAGAATTAAGAAAACAAAATAAAAAACGGACTGGTCGGAACTATGCTGACTACACCGGAGTAATCGTTTTTTATCGTGAGAATGGTAAAGATCAGAAGCTTACTTCAGGTGATCAAAGCAATCCGTTAAAGCTTATTAAAATCTATAAAACAAAAAAAACAGCGACCATTGCTTTAAAAAGAGAACAAGCCCGAATTGATAAAGCTAAAAAGGGCAAATAAAAAAATCCTTGCTTCGGGGGAAAGCAAGGACAAAAGGGTAATCAATTTTCGATACAAATTATTATAAATCACTATTTATGGTGATTTTGTTATAAAATCGTAAATAATTAAACCTACAGGTAACGAAATGGCTCGACCAAGATCCCGTTATAAATGCCCTCACTGCGGTGAACCCTTTTCAATCCGTTCAAGTACTGAACTTAATCCTTTACTCCGTTCATTTCAGGGACAGTGCCAAAACTTAGAGTGTGGCTTTACTGCTCAAGGATTCTTTGAATTAAAGATCCAGCTTTCCCCTCCAGCTCATCCTAATCCAGAAATTAATCTACCTACTCCAGACCGTACTTGGAAAATGGAGCACGCATGACAGACAAGATCGATATTGCCCAAGAACTACAACTTAAACAGGTTCAAATTCAACCTAAAGACTTTAGCCGCCCTTCCCTTACCGAATGTGAAGAATGCGGAAATGATATTCCTATTGAGCGTCAGCGCTATGGTTCTGTAACCCTTTGTGTGGAATGTAAAAATACACAAGAAAAACTTTCAAAAAGGTACTTTTAAATGACAAATTTCCTAATCTTTTTCATCGTTATTCTTGTTTTAGCCCTCATTATTTTTTGGATGATTCTGGATTATCAATTTACTCGGTACATCCATGAGATGAAGGCTTTTTATAAGGAAGAAAATCTCCAAAACAAAAGCCAACTCAAGTTAAATCAGCAAATCCATACGGGAGTAATAAATGCAGCTATACCCGATCTTAATCGGCATGATCATGGGCATTATTTTAAGTAGTTCCATGTTCTTATATCTTGTCGCATAACGCCAAGCCCCTTCAATGGGGCTTTATTATTTTACGGTAAATACCTTGTCTTAAAAGTTTCCTACCAAACTTCTATATTGCTTGATCTGTTTTCTATATTATTTTTAGTTAACCTTTTAAGCTGTGTTAAAAGGTTAATTTCAAAAATCATGCAGCTTCTTCACCTAGCCAAAATAACATTTTGTCATTCAACTCTTCTTCAGAATCTGCACTTTCAATATTAAACTTATAGCCTTTAAATTTGAAATCTAATTTATCTAAGGTCTCTCCAATTTCATCAACCTTTTCCTCATCTAACTTCTTCAACTCTTCTGCAGAAGGTCTTAAAACAAAAAAGTTTGCGCCTTTTTGATCTAATTGAGATGCTGTTAAAAGATCTGTTGCCAACATCAAGTAATTTGTATTGATGGTATCTACATTGTTTGTGACGACAGAAACAAAACTTCCGTAATTAGAAGAACTTCGCATAGGCACATACAAATCACTATTATTTTTTCTTAAATAACTATCTTCAGGGAATAGATCTAATAAATGCTTATATTCATTTTTACTTTTAATTTTTTGTCTGAGGTTAGTTGTAGCACGTTTTAAGAATGGCTCATTTTTAATGTACTTAAAATCATTCTTCACTTTACTCTTTGATGCATGAGTTTTGCCTAAAGTAACAACACGAGTGTACAATCTTTCCAGAATCTTTTCTTCATTAAGGCCCTTAGCTAAGCCTTTATCTATCAAACGAATTTGGTCTGAAAAATAAAAATTATCTCCTTTAAAAGCTTTTAAAGATAATTCAATAACATCCTGAAGATGCTGTACAGTATCCTCATCATATAAGCAATTTACGCGATTGAAACTATCAAGCATTTTGAAGTAATTTCTACCATTGTGCTTAAATGAAACACCAATATTTAGATATTCTTCAGTAGCTATATCAGGGTTCCACTGCACAAGTGACCATTCACCTTTAATTATATTTGACATATGAATCTACCTATTTAAGCAGCTAATGCATGAGGCAAACGAGTTGCTATGGTAGCAAAACGTACTTCAAAATAATTGAAAAAATCATCAATCTTTTTATCTAAATTGCTACCTATTGTTTGATCAATATGAGTGATACAACCATGAATATCTACTTTGTCTTTATCATAAAAACTGCTATTTCTAGCAGCAACATCTAATATAGGTTGATAAATAGCAGGGTGGATAATTGTTCCATTGTATTGTGCTTTGAATGCATTGAGCATGTAGTTTGTACAATTGAATGTTGGGTCGATTGATTCATACTGCCAATCAATTACACCAAAAATTTGACCATGATCAATTATTCCAATGTCATCCTTTTTAATAAAAATTAGATTCCCAATATTTCTATCAATATTCCCAATACAATCATCAAAAGCAACTAAAGATTTAAAGTTCGGCCAAGAATCGAGTAATGAAATAATCTGTTGTGCTTCATCATTAGCAATCTCCTGCGGATTCTTAAGATAGACCTTTTTTAGATCTTTACCGCCAAGACTTGATGTAACCCATCCATATACAAAACCGTTGGTCTGAGCAAAACTATCCGTTGAGGTATCAATAGAAAATTCACTTACATCAAGCTTGATCAAAGCTGCACGACTTGATTGTCGCAAATTGGCTGAATTAGCTAGCAAGAAACCAAAACTTTCATTAATAATTTCTTTAATTCGAGTATTTACAGGAAAAAGTTTAACAAATGATTCAATGACTTCACCATCTGGCCATAGAACTTCAGCTAAATATGTTTTTGCAGAGATACCGCCACTTGTTGGACTCATTTCTTTTAAAGTAGACAAATAACCATCTTGCTCAATCATTTCTATCATTATACTACTAGCCCTTATAAATATCTTTATCTTACATTTTAATAGTAACTAAGATACTCACCAAATTAAAGTTTTAAACATCGATTTTTAAGTCATCACACAGTAATAATAAATATGCATTACTCCTGTCCCAATACTTTCACAAAATCATCTTCAGTTAAAATACGAATATTCGCTCCATCTTTTTGCCACTTCAGAGCCTGTTCAAACTTACGCCCATAGCTCATATGTGCCCAATGAGGATTACCCTTATTACATATCACGAGATAATCAACAGTTTTGGTGAGATCATCTTTAAAAATACCACCTTGTGATTCGATCACCTGTTTCCATTCTGCTTTACTATAACGAGCAGATGCACCAGTTAAACAAATGGTCTTGCCAATGATTTCAACGTTGCCATGGTAGAAATCAGGATTTTTATTATCTTCAGAGCTAGATACTCTAACTTGTGGTAAACCAAAATTATTGAGCTGGATATATTTAGCCAACGTTAAACGTAGAACTTCTTTTGTATCACTACTAACACGGTTTAAAATACGTACATGATTCAAAGCAAGAATTATTTCTTTATAGATAGGATCATCTTTCAGATATTCATGACGATCCAACCAAGCATTTAAAGCTAATACCTCATCATCTGTATAATCACTATCACAGGCCAAACCTGCTAACACGCCATGTAATCTTTGGACATCACAAGTATGTTCTTTAAAGTACTTTGAGTTTTTGAATAAATCTAAATGTGCTTGAACTTCTTGGTGATTCGCTAATAAGAACTGCGGGTCTTCAGCTGCTTTAAGTAGAACCTGATAAAGCGGTTCAAAATGAGGTACTGTTACAGCTTCTGGATATTGCTCTACCCATTTAATTAAGGCTTCAATTTCCTGTAAACGCACACGACCATCTAAGAACAAACCCTCAAAAAAACCTAAAAACAAATTACCTAATTTACTTTGATTCGCATTGAAATTTATACGATTTAAATCAACTTCCATGATGGCACCAATCTCATTTTATTATTAAAATAAAGTTGGCTATATAGTATCCAAGATACTATTGATAATCTATATTTTTCTTAATTCTTAAAAGGTTATATCTGTATCTTTAGTCTTATTTACCCCTTTAAATTCTTAATTGCTTCTGTTGTAGCTTTAACCATTTCAGTTGTACTTTTCATTTGGTCAGAAACTAAATTACCCATATCTTTATGAGCAGTTTTATCAACTTCACGTCCAAAATATTTAAGTGCGAGTTCTTTGCGAATTGCAACTTCATCAGCTTTTTCAATTCCAGTCACAAAAGTTGGAAATGCTTGTATTTCCAACCGAGTCTGGTTGGCTTGATCAGCTAAACTTTGATAATGAGATGATTGCTTTATAAAGAAAGAAACCAATGTGATAACAACTAAAATAAATGATATTTTTAAAAACCAATAATCAAAATTATCTAGAAAGTATATAGGTTCAGCACAAATTGAATATGCTGAAATACATAAAGCACCAATAAGAGTGACTAAAAAAAGCCCTAAGTAAATATAATGTGCTATTTTATACTTTTTACTTTCATTTGAATAATAATCTTCAGTTTTTAAATTTTTTAAAATATTCTTTAAAATTTTAAAGTCTCTTAATTCTTTTTCTGCCTCATCCAACATTTCTTTTATTTCTTTAACAATTATTTGATTAAATTTTTTCTTCTCAGTAGTGTAATTTGTTATAAAATTTTCACCAATTATTAAACTTGCCTCTGCACTTCCAATTTCATTAGGCAATTTATAGAAATTATAGGCATCATATTCTTTGATCATACTAGTTAAAGTTAAATTCAATGACTCCATATAACTTAAGTCTTCATGGTGCTCATTAACACTTGACACATAACTTTTTAATCTTTCTGCAAGAATTATACAGTTATTAATACCACGTTTACAGTTATCTAAATGAAGAGGATATTTAGTCATTGCTTCTTCACTAATATGATTACCGTCTTTCAACTCATAAAAATAATCAATTGTCTTTTGAATATTCTCTAAAAGACCATTTTGAATCTCTGCATTTTTTTCTATTTTTTGATTAAGTTCATCTGTTTGCTGCTTAATAATTTCGGTTAGTTTAATTGTAGCTTCATCAGTTGACATGTAATTCCCACCCCAAAAATTATTATAAAGTCTTGACGCGTAATAGTATCTAAGCTACTGTAAAAACGCTAGAGAGACATAAGTCTTTTTAGTCAGGCGTAGGAACCTGAAAAACAGATACAAGACGCATAAAAGTCCGTCTTCGGGCTATTTTTTTGCGTAAAATTCAGCTTTGCTGTTCATGGCAGGCTGGACAGGACAGCTTCGGCTGGCCGTTTCTTGTATCACGGTAATTCCTACTCCTGTTCAGTCTGTCACCATTATCGTAGGAAGTAATGGCGTCAGGTTTTATTAAGCTTGATACAAGGAATAGCAAATGAACTCATTCGCTTTCAAGAACGCCCCTACTCAAAATTCCGTTCAGGAACATACTCCAGTCAAAGACTTGGCTGCATTCAAAAAACGCCAGCACAAGCTCAAACGTCAAAAACTCATCAAAAACATATTTGATGCTGCAATCTTCCTAAGTATTGCCGGCTTTACCTTCTCAACTTTGTTTTGGGGAGCCTAAGTCATGAATAAATTTTTTGCGCGCCTTTTGCACACCTCTTGTGCGCCTTTGTTTTCACTTCAAGCTCTGTATCATTTCTCTCAATCTAACAAATTGGGAGTATAGCTATGAACGCAGTCACTTATGTTGAAGATGCTGTATTTATTCAAAACGAGCAAGTCAAAACTTCTAGCCTCAAAGTGGCCGAGCTTTTTGGTAAACAGCACAAAGACGTATTACGAAAAATAGAAAGTTTAGAATGTTCTCCTGAATTTACATCAGCGCATTTTTGCGCTCATGTTCAGACAGTTGAAATTGGGAATGGTGCAACCCGCGAATCTAAATATTATGAAATGACCAAAGACGGTTTTATTTTCTTAGTCATGGGTTTTACAGGTGCCAAAGCAGCACAAATCAAAGAAGCTTATATCAACACCTTTAACCACATGGCAGCCATGCTCTACAATACGCAAGGCAACCATGACCAAATTCATGTAGGTGCTGTGGTTCAGCTCAAGTCTGGTGGTCCGCTCTACACGGTCAGTAAAATTCTTTATGACCAAAACGGTTACATGGAAAGTGCTGAAGTCATCTGGCACAACAAATCTAATCTGTGCCGTGAAACTTTACCCATTAACTGCCTAACGCTTGAGTCTAAAAATCTCATTCAAAATAAAACTCTAGAAGACTTCTGGGCATCAGTTCATAACTACGGAATAGATAAACTCAACCATAGCCGTAAGCACAACTTACTGGCGTTTAATCTCGGGCAGATCTACGAGTGCATTGAAGGTTTGCCGCCACGAAACCAACTGTCTAGCATCCTCATGCAAAGCAGTGCTCCCTTCCCTGTCTTTATGCAACATAACCACCCTGTACAGAGTGGGATCATCAATAAAACGGTGAGATGCATGGTTTTCGACATTAAAAAGCTCGCTATATCAGCACCTGAAATGGGCTAATGTTATGGAAAATTTCATAATATCAAACAGATAAGCGACACAACGTGTCGCCACTATCTATATTTTCAAAGCAGATTTTAAGAAAATAGACCCATGATCAATAGACAGGGGGAGAAATGCACTCAACACTAGACGTTAATAGCCAAAAGAAAATGACGGCCGAAGAAATACTGGAAGAAATTGAATATCCACTTGAGAACCTTCAAAACTTACTTTTTGCCTTTTCAAAAATGAAAGTCGATGATGGTTTAAAAGAACAAGAATTTAGCGCCATCATCAACACGCTACATCACCAAGTGGTAAACATTAACCGCGCGGTTCATGCCAAATGAATTAAAAAACCCGACTTAGGTCGGGTTTTCACTCTCATTTTTTTTAAATAATTCTACCCAACCACTAATACGGAAAGTTTTGATTTTATGAAATCTTAAACCATAATTCTTTAAACTCTCGTCATACCAAATTTGATTAAATATATAACTATTCTCAATAAATCTTTTTATATCAGGGAAGACAGGTGCAATCCAAAATAGAACCATTTGTTCTTCTTGGAACATAGAATTACAAAGGACATCCAAGAAATGAGCCTTATCTTTTGCAGAAATTTCTGATTCATTAATTAAATTAATCAAATTTTTATAGATAAAAAAATAAGAGACAACAGGACTGATTGAATCCGTAAATAAATGACGTCCTACCTCAAAAAAATGGTCACGTATTTCGGATTCGCTAAGATTTTCAAAAAATAGTGGGTTACTACTTAATCTAGCAACAAAATCTGTAGTTAGAATTTGCATAACTGTTAAACCGCTAGCCTTTTTTATTTCTTTTTGATATTCATTATTCCTACACTCTAGAACAATACTATTAAATTTTTCTCTTTTATAATTAAGCAATGAATAGAACTGATTAGCAAAAATAGCATTCCTAGATTCGTTTAATTGTTCTTGATGTGATTTTTCAGCTAACTTCAATTGCTCCTTATTAGTCACTCTTGTTTCATTTAAAGAAGTAATTTGCAAATAAGTCGAATAAGCAACTGCACATAAAGCAATGGATGAGATAAACGTATTTAAACTTCCATAAATATCGCCAAAAGGTCCAAAATCCGTGAAGTCCTTTGGAAATTTATAAGCTTCAATTAAAAGTTTAAAAATAAATGGAAAAGCTATCCATAAACAAACAATAGATAGAACTCCTACACCCCATATCATTTTTTTTTGAAAGTCAGTTATGTTCATTTTTTCATATTTTATTTAAATTGATTTGCATAAGTCTCAGCTATAGAGACTAACCCCGAACGCATTTCTTCACGTGTTTGACGGTATAACTGAATCAGCTTTGCTTCATCATCTGCCAGTTCACTGCTCTTAAGTTCCGAAGCTCCCCAAAGAATATAAGCAATATTAAACCCATGATCTTCAAGCAAATCTAACTGGTCAGTGTCTAAAGGTGCATTGTGCTTTTCATAACGCACAACTGAGTTCTTTTTAACGTTTAAAATCTCGGCCAACTCATCTTGTGTACCTATGCCCAAGCGCTTACGTTCTTCTTTTAAACGTTCACCACGATTAGAAAAATCACCATTTTTCATACTTTTTCCTTAAAAGCACTTGTAAATCACCATAAATAGTACTAAATTTAATAACACTAAGTATCTAAGTACGATTTATGGTGATTTTCGCATGACTACATCAAATGTTCAAACTAAACCTAAACACACTGAACTCACTCAAGTCCGCTGGACCAAAGCTCAGTTAAAAGTCCTCAAGAAAATTGCGTATGAAAAGGACACAAAAGTTGCCATCTACATCCGTAATTTTATGGTGAACCATCACCCCGAATTACAAGAACCGTGCAAAGACGAGCAATTGTAATCAAAGCCAATTCGCAATGCTTACAAAGCTACAAACTCAAACAAAATATTCACATTCTCAAACAGTTACCAGTAATCACGCGTGGTTTTAAATGTCAGTATTACAAAGACGCATTGATGACAGACTCAACCAGTTATTCAACTTTAAAAAGGTTGGCGACTGGTACCGTGAAGGTCTATGTCCTCAATGTGGGAAAAAGGAACTCTTTACCCATGCTGAAACACCACGTGTAGTTAAATGTGGTCGTTTAAACAAATGTGGCTATGAAGAGCACGTAAAGGAAATTTGTGAAGACCTTTTTAAAGACTGGTCTAAAGACTTTCCTCGCACGCCTGAAAACCCTCATGCAGCAGCAGATGCTTATTTAGTAAATGCCCGTGGTTTTGACGTTTCAAAACTAAAAGGTACCTACACCCAAGAGCTTTTCAGAAACGATCGTAAATACCCCGACCTAGTTACAGCGACCGTTCGCTTTAAACTTGCTGAAGGTGTTTTTTGGGAACGTTTTATAGATCGCCCGGAACGCTTTGGCCGTCAGAAAGCTAACTTTATGGGGGACTATAAAGGTCTAGCATGGTCTTTAGATGATTTAGACAAACTTTGTAATGCCCAATCTATTTGGGTGACTGAAGGCATCTTTAACGCGATTGCTCTATCCCTTTCTGGACAACCTTCTATAGCCACCATGTCTACAGAAAACTATCCGGAAAAAATGCTGAAGCAAATTGCCGACCGTTGCCATGAGTTAAATCGTCAAAAGCCCCGCATTCGATGGGCATTTGATAATGACAAAGCCGGCAAAAAGTCTATCCGTAAGTTTCATTTAAGAGCTGTTCAAAACCATTGGGACTCGACTGCTGCCCTTCCACCTTCAGGTGGTTTGGACTGGAACGATCTTTACATGCGTGACCAGCTGCACAGTGAAAACCGTAAGACCTATAAACACTACGGAGAGCTGCACATTGCAGAAACTCCGGAGCAAGCTGGCTTACTCATCTACAACTTTAATGACGGTCGACGTAGAACGTTTTATTTCAATCATAACTATCGGTTGTATTGGTTCAATTTAGACATGGACAAATACAGCAAAGAACTCGAACGCATTGAAGCAGATCCAGACCGAGACTTCTTGCTCGATAGCCAAAAACGTGAACTCGCCCTTCAGCAGTGTTCGGCTGTTTCAGAAATATGTAATCGCCAGCTCACCCCACTGTATTTCCAACGAAATGAAATAACAGACGAGTCCTGGTATTACTTCCAGATCTCCACTCCAGACGACGAAATGAAAGCCACTTTTACCGCAGACCATATTTCTGCACCGGGTAAATTTGGACCACGCTTATTGTCTGTACATGTAGGGGCTTGGTGGACAGGCAATAACCATCAACTTTTAACTTTTATGAAGCAAAACACCGAAAGATTACGAGAAGTGAAAACAATAGATTTTATGGGGTACACCAAAGAATACGGAGCCTACATATTTGAAAAACATGCTGTGTATAAGGGAAACGTTATCCACATAAATGATCATGATTTTTACAAACTTGGTCGACTAGAACTAAAAACCTTAGCTGGTAGCCCATCTATTAAACTTAACCCGAAACAAGAGTTCAAACCGACATGGTGGAAAGACTTTTACCGTGTACGGGGTGCAAAAGGCTTAATCGCTCTGGCGTGGTGGACAGGCTCCTACTTTGCAGAGCAGATCCGGGCAATGCACAGTTCATTTCCATTTATTGAAATTGTAGGTGAAGCCGGTGCAGGTAAATCACGTTTAATTGAGTTTATGTGGAAGCTATCTGGACGTGCAGACTACGAAGGCTTTGATGCAAATAAATCTACTAACGTAGCGATTTACCGTAACTTCGCCCAAATTTCTAATTTGCCTGTGGTTCTCATCGAGGGTGATCGTAACGACCAAAACGGTAATGCCGTCGCCAAAGCCAAGTTTAGTTGGGATGAACTAAAAGATGCCTACAACGGCCGTGCAATTCGCTCTAAAGGCTTAAAAACAGCAGGTAATGAAACATATGAGCCACCATTCCGTGGTGCCATCATGATTTCCCAAAACACACAAATCCAAGCCTCAGAAGCGATTTTGACACGTACTTTACACATCTACTTCGATCGCAAAGGCCAATCTTTAGAAACAAAACGAATTGTCGATGAACTCGACCGTTTAGATATCGAAGACACGTGCACGTACATGACTCATTGCTTAGTCAATGAAAAAGAGATTTTAGAAACATACGCACGAAAGCTCGAGGAGTTAGAAACCGAGTTCCATAACAACGGTATTACACATACCCGTATCGCACTTTGTCATGCACAAGTTTCGGCTCTAGTCGATGCTTTGGCCAAACACGTTCTACAAGACGTTATCGACCTTGAAGAAGTCATAGCAGCTAAAGAAATGTTGCTTGCAATGGCTGAAGAGCGAGTGAATCAACTCAATGGTGACCACCCTCTTGTTGAGCAGTTTTGGGATGCTTACGAATACCTCAACAGTAGCCGCAGCCCTGCTTTCAGCCTTAACCATTACGAAGTAGATGCTCAGCAAGTAGCCATAAATCTAAACGAAGTTTACAAGGTCGCAGCCCGAAATTACCAGGTACTTCCCGACATTAAAGAAATGAAAAACTTATTACGTAACAGCCGTCGCTATAAGTTCATCGAAATGAATAAAACAGTACGGTCAAACAAATATCCAGCCGATGAAGTAAAGAATGTTACTGGCGATGACTCTAGCAGCTTAGAACGTTCTCACACAGTGAAATGCTGGATTTTTACTAACCCTAGCTATGGAGCACCTCAAGCATGAGTACAGAAGAACTAAGCCCAAATGCTTTACCGTTTGTAGATGAAGAAGAAAACGACCTACGTGTTGTAACACCAACACATCCGATCGCACATGAAGCCTATGCAGCAGTTAAAGCCATGCGATGTGAGTTCGTCAGAATCATTGCTTCAAGCTACCAAAAGTCACCATCAGAAACCGGCTACTTCATTTCAGGCATTTTCCCAAGCAATGCGGACCGAGGCTTAAACCGTGAACAATGGATTTCAACTTTTGAGAGTTTAAAGGGGTAAATATATGGATGTAGATGTCTTATTAGAAAAAGCGCTTCGTAAAATTTTAAAGCAGATTGATGCTAAACCAATCATCCCAATTGAATGCCAATTGTGGGATGAACAAGACATAGCTAGTTATTTTAAATATTCGTTGGACTACACTAAAAGGCATATCATTAGTAATGATAACTTTCCACCAAGTCGTGAGTTACCTACTTCAACTAATGGTGAGCGGACAGTTCCAAGGTGGAAAGCTACTGATGTCATAAGCTTTGGAATGGCGTTTGATAAATCTAATATTAAATACTGCTAAATATTTTAATGGGGCGAATTCAGCCCCTTTTATTTCTTAATTGACTAAACAAAATTTAAAATACAAACTTAATATTAATTACTTTAATTATTAATTTTAAAAATGGACATTGAAGATCTATCTGCACTTGGAGCATATGCTCCTATAATTCATGAACTATATAAAGATATGGCTCAACCGGCAGCAAGAAACGTAGGTTTAGCATTAGGAGCAATAACTAGTGTTGGACTTTTCTTACACTTACTAACTTCATGGGGTACAGATCGCTTAAACCTCTGTCTAAAAAACAATCTTGAGCAATATGCTGAACGTATCAAAAAAGTTCCACCTGAAAATATAACGGAAGCACCTCCTGAAATAGCAGTACCAATTATTGAAAAATTAAGTTATGTAACTAATGAGGAACTCAGAAGCTTATACATTGAATTATTAGCTAAAGCTTCTATAAAAGAAGATAATGACAAAGCTCATCCTAATTTTATTAATATAATTAATTCTTTATCTCCAGATGAAGCAACCCTACTAAAATATTTCAAGAAGTATCCTTCAATTTCTCCTGGAAATTTTTTTCAAACTAATTTTAAAAAATCTGAAGCTTTTGCAAACTATCTATTAGGGACTGATCTTGTAAGCAAAAGGGAAAATCGAAATATAATTGTAGATCTACAATTTCCAAATAATCTTGCAGGTTACTTAGAAAACTTTGAAGGCCTAGGCATTATTTATATTACTGAATCTAATACAGCTCAGTTCAATATGTTCAGAGAGATTGAAAATGAGATAAATAAAAAATTACGTAGAGCAAGACTTGAAGAACACAGCATTTCTCTATTATCTCATTCAAGGGTTGATGCTCAACTACAAACTTTATATACCACTAATTATGGAAAATTATTTTTAAAAGCTGTATTTGAAACTCCAATACCAGACTAAAAAAACTTAAATAAGAATGGTTTTGTATGAATTTAAATATTCTATGCAAGTAGTCGGCTTAATCCTGTTGACTGATTCAGCTCATCTAAAATTTCATCATTGGTAGGATTGTAATAAATCAGAGCCTGTTTCGGATCTTTCCAACCAAATATCTTACATAAGGTCAGCGCATTTTTAATGCGTTTGGCCATAAGTGATGCTGCTTCATGTCTTGAATCATGAAAAGTTAAATCAGCATTTTCCAATCCAGCTTTTTTTCGTGCTTTTCTAAACAATGCATCACGTGAAGAGTCTGACACAGTAAATACTTTTGGGCTTCCTTTCCTGTCAATTTTTAAAGCTAACATCCACAGCTGCAGTGCAAAATCATCTAACGGTACTTTTCTGGCCATTCCATTCTTTGTTTTATCAAGCTGAACATAACGTTTAGACAAAAAAACATGCTCTGGCAAACGGTTCACAATCTCTCCGGATCTCATACCTGTGGCCATAGCAATAAGCCAGATCAAACCCACTTCCTGCATTTTAGTTACTGGCACTGTTCCAGGCTTGTATTTTAAAGCAGTTAATATAGCTTGCAATTCTTCTACTTCTGTCCTGCGTTCACGGTGAGCTGGCTTTTTGGGCTTCCGGATGTTTTCAACCGGGTTTACCTCTATCCACCCTTTATCTTTCCGGCACCAGTTAAAGAAAGCAGATAACGTCGAATAGTCTCGCAATATGGTAGATGCCTTCAAAGGTTTAATCGTTCGTTGAGTGACAGCACTCTCCCATTGCTTTAAAAACTCACCTTTGTAAGCACTTAATGGCCAATCGGTGTTGGGCAAATTATCCTGGTAATAACGGATCCTTTGCATTTCTTTTTTTCCAGTAGCCTTAAATTTCGATACTTCTTCTGAATAACGCCCCAGGGCTTCACGCATAGTTATAACTATATTGTTTTTAATAGCCTTTTGCGTTGCATCATTTAAAATTAGATCTCTTTCTTTTTCTTTCGCCCAGCGTTTAGCTGCAGCTTCAGTCTCACAAATCTTTGTGGGCCTTGTATTTTTATCAAAGCCAATCTCAACACGCCATTTACCGTTTTTGGTTTGATAAATAGATCTGTACAT